ATGATGGAAGAAGCAAAGAATTTTGCGGTTGTTTTCAACGGGGAGCTACTTGCTACTCTACCGCCCAATTTATTGAAAGAATTCCTACACAATGAAATAGACCATTGGAATTGGTTGCGAAAAATTCAAGAAGCGGGACAAGTAGGGGAGGAACTATATAAAAAATTCATCCTTAAGCATATTGAACCAATCATCCATGACATTGAACAAACATCAACGGTTCATGGTTCTTCTAATATTATCGAAACTACCTATCCCTTTTTTTCAAGCACGAGCAAAGAAGGGAAACTTGTTGAAAATACGAGAAAGAAATTTGGAGATATGACTGCAGCACTCCTACTCGTATATCTGTCATCAAGCAGCAAAACGGTAATTTCATCTACCCCCGCACTTCAAGAGATATTCAAGACTGGCGTTTATTCGTACGAACAAGCCATTGCCTTAAAAATTGCCACTACACACCTGGACTTTGGTATTTTCGGGGAAAAGATAGACACTTCGTTTACAAAATTATTGGAAAAGTCTGAAACCCAAATAAGTGCGTCCATCGATAGAGTTAAAGAAAAAGAAAAAACTCTAGCCGAACGAATGATATCAATTGATTCAGAACACCGAGAATGGACTAGTAAAGCGGAACAAGTACTAGCCCGGAGGATGGACCTATACAAAGACCTTGCAAAAAAAACTCGGAACGAGGCTAAGGACTCGCTAGACGAAGCAAGGGAGTCTTTGAAGAATGCAAAAAAAGATGTCGATTCCGCTTATGCGGCATATCACGCCGAAGTTGATTTAAATGCTTCAGTTGAATACTGGACTGCCAGATGCCGCTCCCACAAGCACTCCAAGCGTATTTGGTTGGGATTAACATTAGCTTTCATGATAATGACATTTGGAGCACTAGTTTCTTATTATTATTATGGAGCAGCATCTGGACTTTCGAGCCATAAAATAATATCTGCACAGGCAACTGCCTCTGAGATAACTACCAACAGTTCTAAAGGCCCAGCACCAACCACTTCCACCGATCCAAAAGCAGACGTCACTACTCAAGCGCCTAACCTAGTTAATATAATCGGTAAAAGCCCCTCTGAAATTTCTCTGATAGTCACAGACCTTGCAGGCGCAGCGTTGTTAATCGCACTGTTTGGAGTCTTAATTAGAATTGGATTGCGACAGTTCAACACATACTCTCACTTTGAGCTTGAATCGGCTGAGCGGATAACCTTTATCAAGACATACATAGCATTATTATCCGAAGGCAAATTGAAAGGTGACGATGACAGGAAGGTGATTCTAGAAAGCCTCTTTAGAAGCTCTCAGCCTGGAACATCATCTGAAATACCTTTCTCCAGCCCTATAGAGCTTGTCTTAAAGACGCTTGATAGCAAAAAATAAGAATAAAAAAGCCCGCTTCTGCGGGTTTTTTTTAAACTCTTCTTACAATCTACAAATTATTCAGTATGTAAGAAGCATTTTCTCCAACTCCGTGATCTCGGAGGCAGTGAGGGCTCTATTAAAAGCCAGCATCCCTCCATGCAGGCTGTAACGCCCAGTCTGAGCTCCTGCATCGTTCACCAGGCCGTATTGCAGGCTTGGGTGAACCGCCGTGGTGGCGAACGCCGCATTGGGAATGTTCAACTCGTAGACGCCATTGACGCGGATTTTTACAGTGCCGGTGGCAGCATTCCACACGAACACGACAATGGTCTGTGCAGCGGCACTGAGCAGTGGCCCTTGATACAGCGCGGGATTCGAGGTGAAGCCCCCCAATTTGAAGTACAGCCTTCCGCTGTCGTCATTTCGAATCCACCACGGATTCGTGCCGCCATATGACGACATGCCCAACAAATCGTCGACGATGGCGCAAACCGTCAGCCCACCCTCCCAGCTCGGTACCGTCGCGCGCCAGATAGAGTTTGGGCTACCGATAACCACGGCAGGGCAGCCTGCTGGCAGAGGGCTAATACTGATCCCGACTTGAGCGCTGTTACGCAGCTGCAGGTCAATGTCAGGTCGACGGTCCCATAGAGCCTGAGGCTGTGCTCCAGGAACACGACCATGGAGATCGTCGATGTACGGCCAGAAGATATTCCCGTCGATGTTGGCTACCGCGATCTCTTCTGGTGAAACATCCATGGGTATATTGGCGATAACGCCAGGAACAGCGCCGATAAAGGTGGCGGAGCGTTGGACCATGATGAAATCCTTAGTTGAGCGCGAATACCTTCGCGGCGCTGAAGTTGTACAGTGGATCGTTATCAAAGCTGGAGCGCTCGCGTTCATCCGAGTCGCGGACTGCGCCGCCTAACACTTCGCCGATCGCATATTTCAGTTTTGTCCCAGTAGCTGGAGCGGCAGAGAGTGTGATGGTCAGGCTGGTTTGATCGGAGTTTACGGTGACAGTCATGATCGACACGTTGGTGTCGCTCACATAGAAACCGTATTTCCCGCTCGGGTTCTTCCCTCTCACGGTGTCGAGCACGATCGGGCCAATCGGGCCCGGCGTCGCGGCAGTGCCATCCACGGTGTTGTTGTAAGCGACAGTGATTTGACTGCCCTGCAGCACCGCTGAGGTTGGACGCAGGCAGTCCCAACGCTGCCCCTTCAGCCAGAAGCGCTTAGCTCGGGCCTTCAGCTCGCCGACTTTCACGTAGCCTTCGGCCATCAGGTGGGAGCCGTCGTAGTACGCAAACTGATATTTGGGTGCATAAAGGCAAAAGTCCTGCTCTGTTTCGTGCAGGTGAACCATGGCCATGGCCACGCCTTCGGCGCCGGTCATGCCGGTATTAGTCTGCGAGAACATGCAGCGGATCGAACGGCGTGATTGCCCGGTCAATGCCACGGCATCGTCGCGGAAGTTGCTCAGCCACTCCCTCAGATATCCCTCATAGGTCGCCTGCGGTGTATTCACCTCCGACTCACCGTGCATGACGTCCAGATCGCCGACCCGGTAGGTCCAGCCCCGCTGTTCGCAGAGGAACTGCGCGGCCGTCATGGCGTTGAACATGGCCTGCCAGACCGTCGTCCCCTTCTTGATCTGTGAGTAGGTCGCGTTGCCACGCCCAGAAACAATGGGCAGCAGCCGTACGTTGTCGTCCCCGTCGGCTTTGAGTTTCGAGTACAGCCGGTTGGTGTATGAGGACCAGATGGTTTCACCACACACTTCACCATCAAAGCGCTCATGGATCGGCTCGAGGCCCGTGAATTCTTCAACGGTGGGTGGCGTGTAATTACCGGCGTTCACGAACACGCGAACCCCAATGGGAGAAAGCATCAAGCAACGGTCACCGTGCACTGAGGGTGCGGCGCTGAAGACTTGACCGGATAGCGGCCCCCCAGGCACGGTGTTAATCGTGCCGCGACTGGCAATAGAGAGCGATTGCCCGGTACCAACATCCCCCAAGACCAACATCGGAGACGCTGAAGCCTTGATCAACGGCGCCTCGCTGGTCTCATAAACCCCCGCCCTGGTGGTGTACCACTTGTACATGCCGCCGACGACCAGGCCACTGACGATGTCGAGAGGGCCGCGGGGGATCCGCTTATCCTGCGCACCATTGATCGCGCTGATCAGATTCGGATTCACGATGTTCTGCAGCACCCGGTTGCTGGCCGCCAGTGCGTCAGCACTGGGGTATTGTTTGATGTACAAGGCAGCGCCACTGCTGTTCCGATACAAAGTCAGGTAGGCCGATTGCTCCACGCTCGGCACACTGAAATATTGGTTATTGGCGGTCGCCACCAGGCCGGCAGCGGTATCCGCGTACAGCCCGGCCGAGAGTTGCGCCGCGTCCCGAGCGACCTCGGCCCTAGCGGCTGCAGCGTTCGCCGCGTCGACGGTTTCACTCACATCGTTGCATTGCACAATGATGCGGTAACTGCGATCGCCCTTGGTCACCAGTAGGTCATACAGTCCGTTCGGTGCCGCGAACTTGATGGCGCCCTGAGCGTCTGCGGTAAACGGGTTGGGCAGGGGCGTCCCATTAGCACGGCGCAGACTTGCAACCAGGGTCTCGGTGCCGCGCTGATAGAGGTAGCAGGTCGCGCCTGCCATTGCGTTGCCGGCGGCGTCCTGGGCGAAGAAGTTCTTCAGTTCCACATCGTCATCCTTTGGTTATGCGGTGATTGGCTTCAGCAGCGCAGCGAGCAAAGCGGCGGTACCGGCCTTTTGAGTAAATTCGGTCGCGTCAGCAGGACTCGGGGTTGGTCCCGGTACATGCGTATGCGCGGCCAATTGCGTGTTCATTTCCTGCACCAGGTCGAGCAGGTCGCAGAGAACCTGCAGAACATTTACCCCCTCAGAACCCAGCCAGGTCTTTTGCGCAAGACTGTGGCGAACCCCTTCAATCCGCTCGTGCATCTCACCGCCCACCGTCAGGTTGAGCTTCTGACCCACCACCTGGTTGAGGTCACGCCCGGTGGCCAGATGCAGATCGTCAACAGCGGCCAGGCTTGCGCTCCCGCCTGATAACAACTTGAGCGCGCCAAGCGCCTCGATCTTCTTGATGCCCCCGACTGTCTCGCTCGAATGGTCGTCCACCTCCACCGTGCTGCTCTGGTGGCGTTCGGCATTGGTCAGGCTTTCAACTTCGCGATCGATCGACTTGTCACGAATCCGGCCTTCGGTCTGGCGCAGCCAGTTGCCGTCGGCGTCGACCCGCTGCTGAGTCGTCTCGCTGTGTTGCCACACCTGATCGCCCTTCGGTACCTTCGGCAGGCTCAGCCCGTGCGGCAGGATTGCCTGAATAAACGGCTTGCTCGGTAGGCCATAGGCGAAACACACGACAACTCGGGTGCCTTCTTCGGGGAAAGCAAAAAAGCCCATCTCGTCGCCGCCCATTGGCATGGGCAGCGGGACGCCGGCCAGCACAGGCAGTCGCGGATCTGGCTCGTCGTCCTCGCCCAGCAGCTCAAGGTCCACCGCAAAACGCGGACGGAAGTCGTCGCAAATGCCGGCGCCGGCTGGGGCATCGGCCACACCCACGACCCGGGCAAAGCGCGGCAGGTGATAACCGCCGGTGAGTTCGGGGAATTGCCGCTCTACACTGCGGCGGATTGCGTCTTCCATCGGATCGCCATTTGGTTGCCGGTGAGCGTCACCTGGGTGATCCGCTCGCCTTGGTTGATGGATGCACCTGGTCGCAACCCCGGAAGGGCCGCGATCATCGCGCTCTGATTGTTTTGGTAGTCGTTGAACAGCTCGACCGGCAGCTGCAGCGGCGATCGGGTACCGAAAAAGCTGTCGGTCCAACTGCCCACAAACACTTCGCCGTCGCCCTGCTGCTGCCAGATGAAGTCGCTGATCCCGAACACACGGGGCAAGCTGTCCATGGCCTGATAGCCGGCGGCCAGGTTGTAAAAAAACGGGGCTTTGACTTTGGCATAAGCCTCGTCTGGTACTCGGAAGCTCAGCCCGGTTTTCTGGCTGATCTCGGCCAGTACCGTGCTCAGATCTGCATGGCGCAGGTTGAGCGGTAATGAGTTGGCCAGGATCGCGGCGAGCTCGCGACAGAAAAGCACCTGCTCAATCGCATTGGACGACGTGCAGCGCTCGACGTAGCCAATGAAGTGGCGCTGCAGTGGGTTGTCGTTGTAGCCGATATCGAGAGTTACCAACCCCTTTACCGGTGCCGCCGCCCGGATGGTAAGCGTGGCCCTGCCGGGGGTTCTCAGCTCGAGGCGAACGTCGTCGCTGACCAAGGGGTACACAGCGCCGCCAATGGTCAACACCTTGTGCAGTTTCATGCTCATGACACACCGCCCAGGTAGTTATCGAGTTTCTTCAACGTGGCCTCGAACCCTGACAACTCCTGCCCTGCCTCGCCGATTTCACCCGCACCTGGTGCAGTAACGGACTGCCCCGGGGCACCTTGCTGAGTCACGCCCTTACCGGCCCGGCGCGTCTCGACCCGCTCGGGGTTCGAGAGCTTTTCCGACAGCGTGAACTGAACGAGCCAAGCTCTCAGGGAATCATCCTCCCGGGCGCTGACGCCGTCGGTGAACTGCACCTGGCGCACGCCAAACGCGGACGCGGTGTCATTGACGACCCGGTAGGTTTTGAGCTGGCCACCGGTGCCGGTCGCTTCTGCCAGGCGCATCAGGTTGCGTAGATACGCGTTATCGACGAATGGGATTTGCAGCGTGACCGCAAGGGTCTTGGGCTTGAACCCTTTGTGAGCCGAATCGGTGTTGCTGGTCTGTCCGGACAGATCGTCGCTTTCGATTCGCAGGTTGGCAGTGACCTTGAGGTTTTTGCCGCGTACCTGTTCGCCATCGAGCAATAAGGTCATAGGCCCACCAATTCGCGAACAAAGCCCAAGCCTTTCAGGGATCCGACCAGGAGCACTCCAGCGGACAATCCCCACTCATGACCTGGTGCATCGCCCTGCAGCAGCTGGCGACGTAATTCGGCGGCATTACCCGGGCCGATCAGGCGTGCGCGCATGGTGTCGTCAGCGGCGCCGCCGGCGAATTGCGACTTGAGGTTGGCCAATTTCTGCGCCTGTGCCTGTGCCTGACTGGCTTTGCGCGCGGCCATCTTGGCCAGGTCTGCCATCGGCGAACTGTCCGCGTAGCTCTCCAGTGCAGACAGCTGACTGTTCAGGGCCTGGGTGGCAGCCTTGGTCACGGTGCAACGCTCCAGGGGCAGAGTCCCCCAACGCGGCAGTGTGCCGGCGGTGGGCAGTTCCCACTTTTCAGCGTCCAAAGAAAACAGGTTTTTCGCTCGGCGTTCGGCGCGCTGCAGGTCTGGCATGGGCAGCACAGCGTTGAAGCGGGACAAGGTCGCCGCAAACTTGTCGTAGCGTGTGCCTAGGAACATCACGACCAAGGCGTATTGCGAGCCCGCCGGACGACTGTCGTCACCCGTGTCTTCCAATTTCTCGCCAAGCTGCTGCAGCAAGTTAGGCGCGGACAGGTATCGCTGGTAGCCGCGGCCCTGCCCCACACCACTTTGGAACGGCGTCACCACCAGGCAGGCCGGCACCTCGCCCAGGGCATCGGTCAAACCTGCGCGGCCAGCGGCGACGGCGGCTTCGGCGGCGGCACCGACCGGCCCCGGTGAGGTGGTGGCCGAGTCGGCCAGGCCTTCCAGGCGTTGCCCGGTGCTGGCCAGCTCGCTGCTGGCCAAATCCTTGGCGGCCTCGAGGTCGGTGAGCCACTGGGTGGACTGCTCCGGCCAGCGCATGGTGATGGGGGCCCAATTCATACTGGCGCGGACTCCCACGACACTGCGTTGAGCGCGTCTAATTCCGAAGCTGCTCGCGCCGCTGCCAAGGCTTGCTTGAGGTCGTTGGCCTTGCGCAGGCGCTGCAATTTGAACTCGGTGAATTCATTGCTGACCTGTAGCAGCTGTTCGCTGGAGTGATCCCGGAAGTCGATCACCCCGGATTCATCACGGCAGCCATAACCGCCGCCAAAGCCGCGCAGGATCAAGCCGGTCAGGTTCAACTGGTCCTCGATCGCCGAGTCATAGAAAAAGCGGCCGCCCAACGCTGCTGACCAAAATCCGCCGGTGATCTCCTGCAGACAGGCCAAATTGATCGTCGCAACTTGAGCGGTATAGCGCAGCTCAATCACGGCCGGGACATCGTCAACCCAATGGCCATTGCCCCAGATCTGTCCAGGACCCGGCACTTCCAGTGTGTAACCTTTCGGCAACGAGCCCGCACGCTCGATCACCAAGGGCTCGCGAGTTTCAACGTTGTAGGCCGTCAACCCTTGGTAGGAGTCAACGAGCTGCCAGCGCCGGCCATCCCAAAACGCTGCTTTTTTATCGGGTACCACTGGCGGCGCGACTTCCACGCAACCCCCAGGAATCAGCCAGACACCCGGCTCCAGTGGCGAGCGATCGGCCACTTTTTTGCCGGTAAAGATGCCCAGGTGATCGGTTTGATAGACGACTTTGGTATCCATGGCAGGTCTCAGTACTTAATACAGGCGAGGAAAGCGATGTTTTGCGGACGCGTTTCTGTCCCGCCGGCGTAACCAACGGTGATGGCGTGACTGTGATCAGCGACGCCCGCGACCGAGACGGTGTGGCTGTGATCGGCGACGCCGTCGACCGAGACGCTGTGGCTGTGCGCTCCACCATCACTGGTCAATTTGTCGTGAACCCCTTCCTCGCCGAAATTTACGATGTTCCGCGGCTCCCACACATCGCCGGCGATATCGACACCGTCAGGTGTGAACGAACCCGATCGCACGCTATGGGCATGGTTACCTGCGCTACCCGTTGAAGCCGTGTGAGAGTGGCTGCCCGCTGCGCCGGTAGAGGCCGTGTGCGCGTGGCCACCGGCACCTGCAGAGCTGCCGCCGTGGTTGTGGCTGCGCGTTTCGTCTGCTTGCAAGCTACCCAAAATCCGGCCGGCATCGATGCCACGGCCATCGTCGAGGACACGAATGAATTTGCCGCGAGGGTCAGGCAAATTGAATGTACTGACGCCGTCACCGGCGCCGTAGGTGGTACCGATTTTCGCGAAGAGCGCGGCATACACCGTGCGCGAGACCGCTGCACCATTAGCCCGAAACCAACCAGGCGGTGGCGTGGCCATGGCAAACGTGCCGATACGCCCAACCTCGGAGTCAGCAATAATCTTGCGCAGCGCGTTGAGCGCCTTGGTGGTGGCGAGAACCTCGCTGCTGTCAGTGCCTGGGTCATCGCTCTTAGCATTCGGCAATTCGCCCAGGTCGACATCGTCCTTGGTCGTCGCCCGGGCGCGCAGGTTCTCGTAATCGCCGTTGCGCAAAGCGAATTGCTTGACCAGGGCGCCGGTGATGGGCTCGCTGACCCGTAGGTCGGCGATCGTGCCCGAGACGTCAACGTTGGCCAGCTGCACTACGTAGTGGGCGGTCCCGTTGCTGTCGACGTAGTCCGTTTTGATCTCACCAAAAACCACTTGCCAAGTAGCGACCGCGTCGCTGCCTTCGCGGGCCAGTGCGACGTCAAGCCAGGCTTTGGCCGGTAATGCTGGTAATTGGGCCTGAACAGGTTCGGCCAGCTCGACGCGGATGCCCTCCACATAGGTAATCCCCGCTTTGACCTGGTACAGCCCGAAGCTACGCTCCATCTGCAGGCTGTCGGCCAGAAAGCAGACACGGCCAAACACATCGCGATTGCTCATGCGCTCGCGCCGATCGATGCCGTTCAGCCGCACCGTAAAGTCGTGCTGCCAGGTGCTGGCGTCGACGGTGATGCCGGTCAGCGCCTGGGCGCCGTTGAACTCCACCAGGAAGTTGCGGGTGACGTTATTGCCGATCTGCAGGGGCGGAATGTTCTTGCGCTTCTGCTGTACCGGTACGGTCGCAACCGCCAGCAATTCACCACCGACCGCTTCCAGACCGATCCAATTGAAGTCCCAGTCACCCACATCCGAACCCACCATCAGGCTGTAGATCACCTGGTTGGGGCTGACATAGCCTTTGCGGTCGTAGGCTTTGGTGAAGACGATTTGCTCCGCCGGCGGCTTGCCGGCTGCGCGATCGACCGGGGCGTTCGGGTCAAGGCCTGGCACCAGGGCCAGAACGAAGCGAGCAATCTCCAGCTTCTCCCCAGCGCCTTGCTTTTGGGCAATCAGACTCTCGCCGGCAAGGGTAATGCTAGCTCCCATGGGTGCTCCTAAAATGGGTTCAAAAAGGTGAGGATTGCGAGCTCATTGATCACGACCAGGCGGCTTGCACTGTCGTCCAGCGTGGCAATCAGGGTCTGCTGGTCGTCGTTGAAGTCGGCCACGCCGATGTTCAGCGTTACCGGGGTGATCGTGACGAAGTCGTACCGCCGGCAGGTGCGGCCGTATTGCTGCATCAGGACGCGCAGCAACACCGGGTTTTCACTCAATTGCTTGTCGGACAGGTGCAGCAGGACCACGTCCCAATCGAGCCCTGGCAGGCGCTCCTGGATCTCCACATAACCCACGCCCAGGCGCTCGAAAATGCGCACCATGCCAGCGGTGCTGCCGGCGTCCACGGCATTAATGAAGGCGTACTTCACCCGCAGCCGGTACAACCTTTCGGGCTCGCCGTGGAAGCGCTGAATGTCGCGCTGCCAGGCCAGCAGGTCGAGCACGCTCAGGTGGCAGGTCTCTGCGTCAATTTGCAGCAACGGCCAGTGCAGCCAGTTTTCGACTTTGCTCCACCAGGCTTGCGCGGCCGCTTTGAGCTTGGCCAGCTCCGGCCCGTCGAGCCAGAAAGGAAGGCTCAACTTAAGCATTCAAAACCACCTCAACCCCAGACAGGCGCGGGATGGTAAGTTCTGAAATGATGTCGACGTTGTCGAACTTCAGCGAGTCGATGCCCGGGAATTGCTGGTGCAGCTCCTCGCCCAATCGACTGAAGGAAAACCGGGACTGGGGATGGGTCAGCGTCGGCGCCGGCTTGAAGTCGCTTTCCGTGCTTTCGCGGAATGCGGCGCGGATGTAAAGCTCGATGTCGGCCTTCAAGGCTGGATGACGTTCGGCACCCACTTCGGCCTTGGGCCAGATCGTCACGCTTACGGCGTGCAACGTGGCGGGCATCTCCAGCACCAACAGGTCATCCCCGTGGCCATGGTTGCCCTGGTCGCGGATGTAGCTGTTGATTTCAGCCAGGAAGGTGTCCGCCGGCGAGTCGGCTTCGAACAGTACTAAGGCATTGGCACTGCCAGGGCCCCGAGGTGCGTTGTGCTCGAAGTAGACGCCATCCGGCTGCACGCCCGGGAAGGCGGCGATCATTGCACGGTATACCGCGTCGGTGTGCCACTGGTTGACTGCCGAGAATTGGTTGCGCACACGCAGGCGCAGTTCGTCGTCGGGCTCGGTGTCGGCGCCGGGCTGGCTCAGCCAGCCGTCAGCGTTCACCACCTGGACCACCCCGGGAACGGGTTCGGGAAGAATCGAAAAGTAACCTGGTGCGAGATTGAATCCGCTGCCGGCTTGTTTCGCCCTGGCCAACACGCGGATCTGCGATTCCCCATCGGCAAAGCTGGCCGCTGCCACCGTCACCAGTTCGTACACGTTGCCGTTGATCGCGATCGATTGCACACGGGTACCGGCCGGGATTTCCAGAAGGCCGGCCAGCGCACTGCGGGTGAACAGCAGCAACCCCTCGGCCTTGGTCGCAGGCTTTCGGGTGACGTTAACCGCCCAGGCCAGCATGTCCAGCCAGGCCTTCTCAGCCGTTTTCACGAAGAAGTTCGGCAAAACGGTGCTGGCGATAAAGTCGATCAACCACATCACGGGCTTGGTCACCAAAGCGGTGATCACCCGCCAGAACGGAGACCAGGCGCTGGTGTTGCTCAACTTGCTGCCCTGAGCGACCACTTCCAGCTCCCAGGCTGCACGCAGCTTGGCCTCGGTGGTCGGAATGCCGGCGTCACTCAATGCCTGTTTGAAATCTACGTCACTCACAACACTACCTCGACAGATCCGAAATCAACGGTTTGGGCCGTAACCAGGTACTTGCCCTTCCCTTCCTCAAGGATCCGCACCGTGCCCGGTACCAGGCGCACGTCGGTCTCGACCAGCAGTTCTAATTGCTGAATGCAGTCGGCTTGCCGGAAGCGGTCACGCTCGGCCACCAACGTCACCAGGAGGCCGCTTTCGCGGATCATGTGACCGATGTCCTGGGCAATGCTGGCCCGATCGTCCACCAGCAGCGGCTGGCTCGAGGGGTCCAGGGTCAGGTCGTTATTGGTGATCAGCAGATCGATGTAGAGGCTCATCCGCCTACCCCCATCGCGACCATGTTTTCGAGCTCCAACGGGGTCATTGGCTTGGCGGTATGGATGTTCACGTTCTCGACGTGCGTGCCCTTGTTCTGGTTGCTGGTGTTCTGAATGCGGGTCAGCAGCCCACCAGGCGGCACAGCAGAAGGCCGCGCCGGGGAAAGGCTAGGGATTGCCGCATTGATAGTCTGTTTCGCTTTCTGTGCGGCCTGGGCGGTATTGGCTGCATTCATAGCCGCATCGACACCCGGCACTTCGGGCATCCCACCGAAGCGCGCCTCGATGTTCACGCCCGGGATGCTGTTGATCATCTCGATCAGGCTGTTGATGGCCTTGTAGAAGACGCCGACGATGCTGTCCCAGGCGCCCTTGGCCATGGCTGACCAGCCGCCCATGGAGCTGAACCAGTCGGACAGCGTCTTGAACTGATCGCTGACCCATTTGAAGGCGTCACTGTTGAGCAGCGCGGCGGTCCATTCGTCCCAGTAGTAGACGGCAGCGATCACAGCCGCGACCAATGCGACCACACCCGCCACGATCAACACCACCGGGTTGGCCAGCAGCGCCGCGTTGACCAGCCAGATCGCGCCCTGCCACATCAGCATGACGCCACGGACGATGGTCAACCCCGCGCTCAGCAGGTAGATGACAGCGATGTAGGCCAAGATCGCCAGCTTCTGCAGCACGAAGCTGGCAGCGGTGCGCAAGTTCAATAACTGCACCACCTTCCAGACCGTCATCACTCCCAACCAGGTCATGCGGCTGATACCGATCACCAGGGTGAGCGCCGACATGGCGGCGATAATCCCGAACACGGTCAGCGTGGTGATGCCAATGATTCGGGCGATGTTCGGGAACAACAGCGTCCAGCGACTCAGGGCCGCCCCGATCGCAACCAGTTTGTCCATCAGAGGGGCCAGGATCGGGATCAGCACTTGACCAAAGGTGATGCGCAGCGCTTCGACCGCCGCCCCGAATTGCTGCCAGGGGTCGACCATGGACTTGGCCATGTTCTCGGCGTTCTCAAGACCCCGGACTTTGCCCAGCCGGTCCATGCCGTTGCGCAGGCGCTCGGTGTCCTTGGTCAGCGCGGTGATTACCCGAGCGCCCTCCCCGCCAAAGGCCTCGATCAGCTTGGCGCCGGTCGACGCGCTGTTCAGGTCGCCAAACTTGCCTTCCAGCTTGCCAAGGATGTCGAGCATCGGCAGTAATTTGCCGTTTTGGTCGACGAATTTGAGGCCGAGTTTTTCCGACGCGCCGCCGATGTTCTCGAAGAATGATTTGTAGATGCCGCCGGCGTCCCCGCCTTCCATGGTGCTGCTAAGCGAGCCGATAACCGCGAACTGCTCGGCCAGGTCCACCCCGAACGTCGTAGCGATCGAGCCGACTTCCTTGAAGGCGTCCTTGAGCTGGGCGCCGTCGGTGCGAAACAGCTGCACCGCCAGTGCTGTCTGGCCACCAAGTTTCTCAACCCATTCGCCTTTGCCCATCGCATCGGCTTGGCCTTTGAACAGGTTGTACATGGTGCCCACGTAAGCGGTCATGGTGTCCGCGTCGGACTTGGTCGCCTTGGCCAGCAGGTTGCTGGTGTTGGTGAACGTGGCCAGCTGGTCGCCGGTCAGGCCTTTGATCGCGCCTTCAATCACGTACGCAGACGCCACAAAATCCCGGGCGTTCTCACCGTAGGCCACCGAAAACTCCAGCGACTTGCGATTCAGCGCGTTCAACGCGTCCTCGGCCACGCCCAGCGATTTAACCTCGCCCAGGGCGCGGTTCATTTCCAAGGCAGGTGCCAACGATTGCGTGATTGCTACGCCGGCGCCCACCATGCCGCCCAGCCCCAGGCCCATCGTCTTGATGTTCTTTTCGCTCTTCTCGGCAAGGTCGGAGAACCCCATTTTCACTTTGCCCAGGGGCGCGGTGACCTTGTCAGTCAGGCTCAAGATGAAGGCCAGGCGGGCGGCGCGGTCAGCCATGTGCGGTTATCCGTTCAATGCGTAAGCGATGCCGTTAGCAACGGCCATTTCCATGCGTCTCCAGTGCTCGTCCTCCAGCCACTTGGCGGTACCCATCACCTCAGGTGTGGGCTCCGCGCCAGGTAGCCAGCGACTGGACAGGGCCATCAGTTGGCCCAATCCGTCTTCACTTAGGCGCTCAGCGTGCTCGAGGGCTTTTTTACGATCACTTCGATGTCCGGCGCGTATTCCTCGAGCAGCGCGCCAGAGATCTGCATCGTCATCACCGGGTTGAGCAGTACTTTGCGCAGCTCGTCCCGCTCAGCGTGCAGCCCGGTGTTGATCAGCAGGTTGTGCGACGGCGACACCTTGTTGTTGGCCGTCATGGCGTTGAAGTACTTGGTCACGTCCTGGGGCGTCAGGGAGAAGGTGAATTCTTTGTCGCCAACTTCCAGGGTGATTTCGCGTTTCTCGGTCATCTTGTTGTTCCATTTGATTGAAGGGTGACGGTCAGCGCAGGCAGATCCGGCGCACGTGGTCCTGCAGGCCCAGGATCATTTGCCGGCTGAGGGCGAGTTGATCTCTGAGGGTGAAATAATCCGATCGAGCGTCTGCTGCGAGTTCGGCGGGGCCTGCATCAGCCACGCCGCCGGCGCCGGTCTGGTGGGACTTGGGACTGCTGCAGGTGGCATGGACGAGCAGCCGCTGACTGCCATTGCCAACAGCGCGGCGCAGGACATCGTTTTGATTGCGCTCATTGGTGAGCTCCTGAGTGCGTTGAAGATCGATCGCTTCGCTCGCGGCCAACATCTCGCCGCTGATTCGCGCCGCTTCGCGCAGGCCGGTGACTTCGCTTTGGGCGAGATCGCGTTCACTGCGAGCGGTGTCGCGGTCCTGTACGACCTGGATGAACCAGAACAATGGAATCAGCCCGGTCAGAGCCACCACGAGAAATAGTCGGAACGGGGTTATGGTCATTTCGCGCATAGCTCCGCTTCTGCCAGACGGCGCGCATGCAGGCCGCGCACGAACAGCTTTTGGCCCTTGGAATCGGTGATGAACGCCCAGACCGGTGTTTTGCCGTCGGGGCCCCAGGCCAATGCGTTGCAGCCGTCCTGGATCCGTCCGGCATTGATCAGCCCCACGGCCCGACTGGCGCACGTGCTCGGCACACCGAAGTTGTGGCCATGGCTGCTCAAGGCATCGAAGGTGTTCTGCCCGATCGCCTGATTCGTCAGGCAATCGGCGAGAGCCAATTGGCCTTTCTCGATCACCAGCTGCTCCACCTGGTCACAGCGAGCGTCTGACCAGTAATCCCCGATCACGACTGGATAAGGGCTGGTATGACGGGTGATGCCTTTGCACACCGTGGGCAGGCCACGGGCCAAAGCGTCGGGATACACAACGTTCTGGCCCTGGCCTTCCCACTTGCCCAGAAAACCGAGCAAAGAAGCGCTGGCCAGCGCAATGGCGCCGGCGGCGATCTTGATGCGCAGGTTCATAACTTGCCCTTCCAGTCGCGCAGCATTTGTTGATACTTGGGACCAGCAGCACGATCTGCAGCACCATATAAAGCGCGGTCAGCATGTAGGCGACCGCTGACCAGTCGACGGTACCGGTCACACCGGTAGCTGCCACGCCGATTGCCGGTGACGCCTTGACGAATGCAATCGCTGTGTCCTGAGCAGCCTGATTCGTGCTCATCGGCGAACCTCTCTCTCAAAAATTGACTGGCATGGCACGCAACGCAAGATCCCGCCGAGCGCCTGGCGCGCGTTCGGGATCTCACCGTCACAGTCCAGGCATTCGCTACGGCTTGGCCCGATCGGGCGCGGCTGAGCCAACTGCGCGGCAATCGCCTGGTCGCGCTGGCGTTGCTCCGTGGCTTGGGCGCGATCGAACGGGCAAGTCATCAGCGCAGACCCTCGATCTCAGCAGCGGCCAGGTACGGCACGCCATTGATGCGAATGAAGTCCGGACTGGTGACGTCGAACGGCACCTTATGCTTGGATTTTTCGCCACCTTTCTGGTCGATCCCCAGCAGGCTGGAGACCTTCAATTTGCAGCCGAAGGCCTCGACGCGCAGTTCTTCCTCACCTGCCTTGGCAAAGAAAACGATGTCGAACGTTTCCAGCCCGCGAAAACTCCCTGCAGTGCGCGCCGCCTCGATCAGCAGGTTGAAGTTGCTGGTGTCGAACTCGAACTCACCGCTAGCCGAGACATCGCCGTCGACGTGGCCATCAGGCACGCCCTTGCTCTGCGCCACGGCAGTGTTGTCCGTGACATCCAGGGTGCAGTTCTCAACGTGGACCTGCAGATCACCCAGGTTCACGTCGAAGTTTTTGCCGCCAATACGTGACATAGGGGATTACTCCGAATCGTCGGTGGAAAGATCGAGGGCGATGTTTGCCGTCAGGTCCTTCGGGCAATTGAGCGGTCGGATCTTGATGTAGAGCTCGACCTTGGTTTTGCTGAGCCACACCAGGACGATGTCGCCGTCCTTCGGCGCCTCGATCTCACCAGGGAACACTTGACCGGCGAACGTGGCGGACTTGGCCATCTGGCGCAGGGGTTTCATCAGCGCACTGATAGCGGCGGCCACGCTGTTGGGGGTGTTGTTCAGGCGGCGATCGGCTACGCGACGAATCAGCAGCGGGCGTACCTGGCGTGCGGCTTTGTCAGCCAGGCGCAAGTACTCCACCACTTGGAAGTCGCTGGCAGGGGCATCAAGCATGTTGCCGTCGCCCCAGAACACGCCCGGATAATCCGGATAGGTCTGCGACACAGAGAAACGCGCCTTGTCCAACTCCGCACGGATAGCGGATGGGAGCGGCACACCTTCAAGGTCACTGGGGATAGCCCCCAAGCCCAGTACGGCGCCGGAAGCCACACGCATTGGACTGTCGGCAATACTCACAGCAGCGTTCGCCAATCGACCAGCCAGCACGCCCAGGTCATTGCCGTGCAGCTGAGGCACCACCAGGACACGCGGCGCGGCAAGCCCCGTGGTAATTGCTCGCTGCTCGACCAGGTATTGATCCCAAGTCTGCAGCACGGTGATGCCGGCACTGGCCGCCATCACGAAAGCCCGACGGCCGTAGACGTTATTCAGAGCGATCGCCGCGTCATGCATGGCCGACAGTTGCGCTGCAGCCGTCACCGGCTTGGTGATTACCACTCCCTCGACGGAGTATCCCTGCTGTTGGGCCTGTTCCAGTGCTTCGGACCATTCACCATCCGCCGCGATCGGCGCAGCCAGGCAGGCCCAACGATCGCCGCCGTTCAGCTTCGCGGCAGTGATCTGGGTTTTCAGATCACTGGCCGGAATGCCGAGCGCGCTGTCCAGGTCGCTGTCGGTGTTCAAAGGAATAAGCTGTCCGAGGCTCTTCGCGCCGGTGCCAATGAAAAGGAAATAGCGCTCGATCTCAGTCACGGCACCTTGGCCCAGATTGAGATTGTTTACGCTGACTTTGCCAAGTGCCATGCAGTGCCTCGCTAGCGGGGAGAATTAAGGATTTGTTGGAGCACCTGGTTCAGCAGCAGGCCGGTGTCGCGTTCGGTGCTGACCCCGATGAACTGGCGCTTGGGCAAGGTGATTTCCCAGCTCTGGGCGCCGCTGCTCTCGGCTTTTTCATCGTCCAGGATCCGGATCAGCAGGCCAGCCTTGGCATAATTCACATGCTCTTGAATCCACGCCACAGACGGACGCGTGAGGCTTTTTTTGCCTTCCTGGCGCACCTTGAAGCCCAGCCTGCGCAGCCGTTTGGCCTGTTTTTCCGTAGCAGCCAGACCGACGGGGACGATGTTCCACTTGCGCATTTGGGCGGCGGTGCGGCGCTCGCTGACGCCGTGGTGCTGCTGCGATGCGACCCAGCTGGTCAGTGCGTTGCGCCAACCCAACTCGGCCTCATTGGCGTTCACGCGAGTGACCACCATCAGCTTGGCCAGGCCGGCTTCCATCTTTTTTTTGCCCTTGGCGGATCCTTTGCGCGCCTCGAACGGCGTGCCGTCCAGGTTCTGCTGGTCTCTCGCCCGCTTACGGCTCATTGTCCGTACGCGCTTGGTGACGTTATTGAGCAGGCGCCGGCGCAGCTGCGGCGGCAGGCTTAGCAATGCCAGCTGCTCACGAATGCCCAAATAGCCGCGGGCATCGAGCTCGAACGTGCTACGCCCGGCCATAACTCGCCACCTCGCCGTGCTCAGCTATCCACAGATCAAAGGGGACAAACGCCCAGGTCTTACCGAAGGCCTCAATCTCGCCGGCGGGATCCTCGGCCAGGTATTGCGGCTCGTTGAACTCAAGGGTGATGTCCACGTCGGCCAGGTCGTTGTCGAGCATCGTGATGTCGAACTTCGGCGCCGGCAGTTCGTCGCGCTCCTGGTCATTGTTTTCAAGCCAGCTGCCCACCAATGCCATTAGGCGGCCGGGGTGATCGGCGAAACGCTCCAGGGCGATCGTCGCGCTGTAACGCATGTCACCCATGTGCAGGCCGTCGACGTCGGGCTTCCAGATCAGGTCCAGGTTCACCTGGTCGGTCCAGCTGTCGAGCTGCTCCGGCAGCACCAACTGACGCTCGAGCAGGTACGTGGTGAGAGCGCGCAGTTTGATCACAGGAGTGCCGCCGTAATGCGGCCACGGCCCTGAAGCGATCGCACGGCCTGTTGGCTGAACTCGAGGAAGGTCTCGCCACGCTCGGGCAATTCCTTACCAGTGTTCTCCGCACTGTCACGGCGCGTCACGGTGGCGAACTGGGTCAACAAGCTGGACTTGGCGCGGCAGTAAACGGCACGCTTGTACGTCGCTGCGTGAAATGTGCGTTCCTGCAGCACCGTAGGGTCTGCAGATTCCACAGAGGTGATGCCTACGGATTGCCATGCTGCTTTGCGCTTGGCGAGATCCCGGTTGACCTCGATCATTGCCGTGGTCAGATCAGTGGCCAGCATGTCTACCAGGTACTCCGCCGGCAGGCGGTACCCCTTCTGGAATTCGGACAAGGAGAGGTTCGGCCAGAAGCCGTCGTTCTCGATCGCCTGATCCACAAAGGTGGTGGGTTTCCCGGAAAAGCTCATTGCTGGGCACTCAAATAGGGGCGGGAAAACTGTTTCAGTGGGTCAGGCCATAAATGGTTGGCTCACATCCACAGTTTCTCGCCGGGGGGGGTAGTCGGTTATTCGGCGGCTTTCTCAGCCAGTTCTTTTGTCAATGCCTTGCGAGCGCCTTCCAGGCGAGTACCCACACCGATGCCTTCGTACAGCGCTTCCGCACGTTCGAAGTGGGTGATGGCTTTCGCAAACTCCCGCTGATCCAGCGCGAGAATCCCTATTTGCTTGTGGTAGCGAGCCGGAATGCGCTCAAAGAGCTTCCATTCACCGTCCACCAAAGGCAGCAGGTTGGAGAGGTACGGTTCGGGACTTCGTTTGGCCTTGTACTCAGCCTCGGCCCAGTCGATCACCTCATCAGCGACGAAGGTCGGCACATCACGCTTGAAGCGCTCAGGCAACTGCTGTTCTTGCGACATGGCGAAGTTCGCCAGGTCCAGACCCGCTTCGAATTGCTCGGTGTCGAACAACCAAACCAGGACCTGCATCACTACCAAGTTCGGGAAACTCAATCCGGAATCGCGGTAGCGCTGCACGTAGTCCAGGTACTTGGGCAGCAGGTCGTCACGCTTGAGTTGCTGACGCAGTTCGCGGCTGTTGATCGCGCCAATGCGTTCGAGGTCCTGAGCCAGCGCGTCTTCCATCAGCTTCAAGTGTTTTTTGCCGTTGGCTGGGCTGGAGAGCGCAGTGGCGGATGAATAAACCATCACCTCGGCACCGGCACGGGCACGGGCAGCCGCTGGCCCTTCGGCTTGGACGCGGCGCTTGTGCGCCAGTGCCAGGCTCATCAGACGAGCTCCACGTTTTCGGCTGCGGCGAATTTTTCCAGCTGTTCGATCACGTAGCCTTCGTTGCGGCCGTTGTAGTCTTCGACGCGAGACCGTTTCGGGTTCTCGATCAAGTGACGACGCCAGCTGCTGTCCTGGAAGTAGATCGACAGGTTGTCCCAGCTGGTGACGACCACGGCGTTAACCGGGAAGTGAGGCACGGTGAAGGTAGGCAGACCGCCGTAGGTCGCAATGACCTGTGCACTTTCAATACGTTCTTTCTCGGTGGGCTTGCCGGCCTGGTTGGAGTACAGCTTGGCCTTGTCAGCCGCCAGCAGGTCGCTGCCAACGATGGCGATCAGGTCGCCGCCGTCACGGAACACCGAGCTGACCATCTGCTTGACGTCGTGCACCAGGGCGTCGAGATTTTCGTAATCGCCGCCGGCGCCGAGGGTGATTTTCCCAGCAGTGGCGCCCTCCTCGAGCACCTGCTCAGGGATCTGCTCGCGGGCGATCTGCAACCAGCCCTTGTTGACGTCCTGCAGCATCGGGCTGGTGGCCAGGTTCGTCTGTGGCGCAGCCGAAACGCCATGCCAGCCGATCATGATGCGGTCGAGGGCGATTTGCTTCTGCACAGCGGCAGAGTAGCGATCGGAGAAGTCCGGGAACTTGGCCCAGCTGTCGATCTTGGCAAAGGGCAGACCCACGTCCGATTCCGTGTGGAACAGCTCATAACCCAGGCCGTTCAGATCGGAAACGTCCTTGGCTTCGCGGTCGGTGGTCTTGGTGTTGGTACGGCTGGTCACCGGACCGTTCACGCCGAACATGACCTTCTCGCCCTTGATTTCGGTCACGGGCACGACGTTGATGCGTTCGAGGAAGTCCGCCCGCTCGGTGATCTTGTCGTTCAGTTCCTGGGCAATGCTCGGCTCGACGTTGAACTGGCGACTCACGTCGACGTTATAGGTCTCGGCGATCGCCACACAAAGAGCGGTGTACTGCAGCGCTGCACGATTGCTTAAAGATTGCTGGCTCATGTCACAGCACCCGCTTTTTGGTGTCGGTGGAACCGGTGGTTTTCGGCAGTGGCAGACCGGTGGTGGTGTTGAATGCCTTTTCCAGCAGTGCTTCGATGCGATCGAGACGCTTGCTGTCGCCGCCGTTTTTCGCGAACTCGCGATCCGTTTCGGCTTCCGCCACGATGGCGTCGACAGCTGCCTTGACGTCATCGACTTCGGTGGTAACCGGGGCGGTGACCTCAACAGCCGCAGGCTCGACCACGGCGGCAAGGCCGGCGACGACAAGCGCGAGTTGTTCGGTCAAGGCCTTCAGCGCCTTGGCTGTAGCTTCATCCATTGGGGGTTTGCTCTCGGTGGTGGGGGTCTGGGTCGTTTCGGTTGGGGTTTCTTCAACAGCGAAGCGCTTGAACAAGCGGGTCAGCATGTTGGTCAACACACCGATCTCGCCCTTGGGCGCCTCCTCCCCCAGCTCGCCGAGAGGGACAGACGCGGCGTAATGCACGGGCTCGCCGGTTTTGCGGGAAAAGTAGAGTTCCTGGGTACCCAGGCTCGCCGGCGAATCGGTCACGGCAAGGCCGGACAAGTAGGCTTTGCCGCTGTTTGCGAAGTTCGGGGTGATCTCAATGCTGGTGAACAGCTTCTCGCCCTGATCATTGAGGCAGAGCAGCTTGTCGTTAGGCTTGAGTTGGGCTTCCAAAGCGACCTGGCCTGGCTCCAGGTCTTCGGATTCTTCAACCAGGCGTACCGCGAAAACGGTGCCGTAGGATCCAGCCAAACGTTCGTGTTCGGACCAGATCACGGCCGTGTATTTGGCGAGGCTGTAGGTCTCAGCGATATCACGCAGTTCCTGGGGAAGGATCTCGCGACCATCAGCAGTGGTGCCGCTGGTGGCGACACGTTTCCAGTACGAAACAAGGGAACGGGGCATGGGCGATAACTGCGCTCGATCGGTGATTTGAGCCGCCAAGATAGGGGTCGGCTTAGCACCAAACAAACGGTTCACTTTTGCGTTGGTCCTATTTCACCGTTCGAGGTTTAACGCAGATTTTAAGCGCACGTTTCGAGTGTTTTCGCCGCATAGACTGCGGACATGCCATACGCCCCCGAACTTAAAGAAGCCGCCAAACGCCTTTATTTACGCCGCTGCAAGCCGCGTGAAATTCAGGCGCAATTGTCCCTGCCCAACATCCGGATCGTTTACTACTGGATCCGCCAGGGTGAGTGGGACGACATGCTGTCGGATGAAGAACCACTGACGGCGGTCGGGCGGCGCATCACTCTACTTTTGGACAAAGCCACTTCGCTAACCAAAGGCGACCTGGACGAACTCGACCGGCTGACCACCATCCGTGATCGGCTGATCAAGCAGTCAGTTAAACCCGCAACGGCGCCGATCGGAGATCTGCCGGCAGACGATGGCCATCGCAAAGAAGGGCAACGCAGCGAGCGGCGTGACCGCAGCGATCGCAATGAGAAAGGCGGCAAGAAACGCGAGAAGAAGGCGAAAAACGAAGTCGGCGACCTGACGGAGGTCGACTTCCTCGACAAGTTCATCAGCAAGATGTACGGCTATCAGAAAGAGCTGTTCGCAGCTAAACAGAACCCGCTGACCAGTCGAATCCGCAACATCCTGAAAAGCCGTCAGGTGGGCCTGACCTACTACTTCGCAGGCGAAGCGTTCATGGACGCCGTGCTGACCGGCGATAATCAGATATTCCTGTCGGCCAGCCGCGCCCAGTCCGAGATCTTCCGCAGCTACATCATCTCGTTTGCCCAGGAATGGTTTGGTCTGGAGCTTACGGGCAACCCGATCGTGCTCAGCAAAGACGGCAAGCCGTGGGCAGAACTGCGCTTTCTCAGCACCAACAGCAGCACCGCCCAGGGTCACCATGGCCACGTCTACGTCGACGAGTACTTCTGGATTCGCGACTTTGAAAAGCTGAACACCGTTGCCAGCGCCATGGCCACCCACAAAAAGTGGCGCAAGACCTACTTTTCAACGCCCAGCGCCGTGTCGCACCAGGCGTACCCGTTCTGGACCGGCGAGAAATTCCGCAACAGCAAACGCAAAAACGCGAAGGATCCGTGGCCGAGCGAAGCACAGGCTGCTGCTGGCTCGCTCTGTCCGGACGGGCAATGGCGCAAGGTCATCACGATCCTCGACGCCATCGCCGGCGGCTGTGATCTGTTCGACCTCGAGCAGCTGCAGTTGGAGTACGACGAGGACAAGTTTCAGCAGCTGTTCATGTGCAAGTTCATCGACAGCACGCAGAGCGCCTTCTCCCTGGTCGACCTCGAGCGCTGTTACTCCGACCTGTCGTTGTGGACCGACTACGACCCGGACGAGCCGCGTCCATTCGGCAACAGCCCGGTGTGGATTGGCTACGACCCCAGCCGCACCCGCGACGACGCCAGCTGCGTGGTCATCGCCCCGCCGTTGGAGGATGGCGGCAAGTTCCGGATTCTGGAGAAGTACAGCTGGCGGGGGCAGTCGTTCAAGTACCAGGCGGACCAGGTCAAGAAACTCACCGAGCGCTTCAACGTCCAGCACATCGGTATCGATACCACCGGCATCGGTTACGGCGTGTTCGACCTGGTGCGCGACTTTTACCCGCGTGCGACCTCGATCCACTACAGCCTCGAGACCAAAAACACTCTAGTGCTCAAGGCCCAGGACACGATTCAGGGCAGCCGGATCGAGTGGGACGCAGGCTGGAACGACATCGCCCAGGCCTTCCTGACGATCAAGCGCGGCACCACTGGCGGTGGCCAAGTCACCTACAGCGCATCGCGTACCGACGCCTCGGGCCACGCGGACATTGCCTGGGCGATCATGCATGCCCTGGCCCATGAACCTCTCAACACCAACAAGCAGCGGCGCAGCCGCTACACATTCAGCGGATCAAGCACCCATGGGCAAACCAGCAAAAACCCAGCAGCAAAAACCGGCCACCGGTCCGATGCGAGCATTTCAATTCGGTGCGCCGGAGCAGGTCCTGACCGAAAACATCGGGCACTACCTTGGCGTGTTCGCCACTCACGACGGCCGCACGTACACGCCACCGGTGTCGCGCCAAGGCTTGGCTAAGCTGCTGCGCGCCAACGCGCACCACGGCGCCATTCCGGGGTTCAAGCGCAACCTGCTGCTGCGTGAGTTCATCGCCTCCCCAGGTTGTTCGGTTCAGACGATGAGCCGTGCCGGTTTGGATTTCATGGTGTTTGGAGAGGCGTACTTTCGGCGCAACAGAAACGCGTTCGGCCAAGTGCTGCAAATGGATCACCTGCCCACGATCAACATGCGGGTAAAGGTCGGAGGCGGGTTTGTGATGCTGCAGAAGGACAGCAAAGAGGTGGAGTTCGAGGAACACGAAGTCGAGCACGTCATGAACTACGACGTGGAGCAGAACATCTACGGCGTGCCCGACTACCTAGGCGGCATGCAGGCACTGCTACTCAACGAGGCCGCCACCCTCTTCCGCCGGCGCTACTACAGCAACGGCGCGCACGCGGGATACATCTTCTATACCAACGACCCAAACCTGACCGAGGCCGATGAAGAGTCGCTGCGCGAACAGATCAGCGCCAGCAAAGGTGTGGGCAACTTCCGATCGTTGTTCGTGAACATCCCGGGCGGTACCGAGAAGGCGATTCAGATCATCCCGGTCGGTGACTTTCAGGCCAAGGACGAATTGGAGAAGGTGAAGAACATCACGCGAAACGATGTGATCGCGGCCTGGCGAATGAACCCTGCGTTGGCCGGCATCATCCCGGAAAACAGCGCGGGTTTTGGCGATATCGAAAAGATCGATCGGGTGTACACCAGCAACGAGATTCGGCCGATCTGCCAGCTGTTCAATCAACTGAACGACTCGTTGCGGGAAGACAGGCGTTTCACCTGGCGGGAAACCAACCCCCCAGTGGATACCACTGTATCCGGTACGGTTTGAGGGGATTGCCACTACAGGCTGTGGCAATATGGTGGCGATTGGCTGCCCTGGGGAGGGACACAATGCGAGTTACATGCAAATGCGGGCACAAGGGTCGGATCGCTTCGAGTGAAAAGCTATCGACGGATTTCGCGAAGCTGTACTGCCAGTGCCTGGATGCAATGTGCGGGCACACATGGGTAGCGCACCTCACTTTTTCACACACGCTGAGCCCATCGGCGCAGTCATACGAACGGATGTTGCTTGATCGTTTAAGGAGCTTGCCCAGCGCGAAGCAGCGGGAACTGTTCGAGCAGTTGAGCGCACAGGCGGTGGCGTGACGCGCAAACCGCCGACTAGTGGTCGGCGATTGGTAAAGACTCAAGGAATACGAAGACTATGAAAATTTTGATCCATAAAAACCGCTCTGTTGGTCTTGCATCAGAACTTCGAGAGCCTACGTTGCAACTTCACCACCTCCTTTTCGAGCTCCCGGTACTCCCGCTCGACGGCCGGAGAGAGCTGGACTTCATATTGGTCGGCCAAATCACCCTCGTTCAATATTTCAAATCGTCGTTCCATCAATTTGATAAGACGCTTCACGTTGAAACTGTCCACCAACGGCTTTCGGATGTTATCGATCTGTCTACCGGCGTATTCACGGCTAGGGTCTTCCAAGAAGAGGATGTTGATCAAAGCCATTTCCGGCGGGCGGGGTGTCAAGTCAACGATGCGTCCCTCAGGATCCTGCCAGACAGCGTGGAACTCAGCTTCGATGATATGAGTGCCTTCCCAAATGGCCCAGCCCGTGAGCTGTTTTCCGCCGTGATGGGCCACATGCTCTGGGACGATTGTGAGACATTCCAGCAATGGCTTGTTAGCCAGAGGTTCGTGCGGGATCAGAATGGGGAGTTGTGCCGGAACAACGCTGTCACAGAACTTCAGAACATGGGCTGATTGAATGTTTCCTGGTCTTGGTATAGCCATCTTTACATCCTTTTTCGTTGATCCGTTATGGGTGTTGCGGGTAGGTCACTGAAGCGCCGGCCATATCAGGGCCGGCGATCGGTTACATGCAATGGGCTATCAGCGATAGGGCATATCAGCTGCTGGGCCGATTCTTGGGGATTGGTCGCGAGTACTTGGGACATCCGCCGGAGTTGAAGTTGCTCCTGCTCATTCAACAGGCGGTACAGGCGGATCAGGCGACGTTCAATTTTCGACAGATCCAGCCACTCGGACTCATTGGTTTCAACGCTGATGGGTTCAGTTTTCGTGCGATCCAACATGCTTACTACTCCATAAAGTGCATTGCTGAATCGACGTTATCGGGGCAGACACGGGCTTTAGTCAGAGGGGACGACGAATGACGCTCATGGTTTGTAACGGGTTAATTCCGATGGCGTGCGGCGTCGTCAGCCATGGCCTGCAGGAAACGGCGGATCGCTTCCTGGTCGAACGGCGTGATGCTTCTGAACTGTTTGATCAGGACATCCTCCACCTCATTGAGCGAGTCATGGGTAAGGGTCGTTCGCACGCCGTTGAGAATGTACGGGATGTCGAAACCGATCTGGCTGGCAGCTTTGCTCAGATAGGACGCCGTCGCATCGCTTGTTCCCGCCTCATAGTTTGCTTGGGTGCGCTTGGCGATTCCGAGAGCTTCAGCAACCTGGTTTTGCGTCATGCCGTATCGCTTCCGCTCTTCTTGCAGCCGGGAGCCTATATCTTCAGAAAGATGCAAATTTATTCATCCAGGTCGTTTACAAATGCATCAAAGTGCATTCCACACCACATGAAACTGCACGGAATTGCACTATGCCCAACACATGCATCACTGAGCAAGCCCGCAAACAAGCGCGCGAAGCCTTGGAGAAGCGCGGTCAATCCGCGAAGGACTTTGCAGAACTACATGACTTAAATCCCAGCACCGTGTACGCGGTGCTGAGTGGCCAGAGCCGTTGTCGCCGTGGGGAGGCACATCGCGCCGCGGTGTTGCTTGGTATCAAAGACGGCGTGATCGAACAGTAATGGCACTGAGCCACAGGGAAAAGCAGAACATGAAAAGTTCAGTTCTAAAGACACGCAGGGAAGTAGTCAGCGCCATCATTTGCAGCTATCCCGGCGGGCGGGAATGCGCTGCTGCGCGTATCGGTTTGGCGTTGAAGAAGTTCGATAATCACGCCTACGAAAACAACAACAGCCGCCCGCTTTCAGACGCCCAGCTCTACCAGCTGGAGCAGGAAGCCGGCACGCAGCATTTACCCAATTACGTTGCAGCAATGTACGGCGGTTTGTTCGTTCCGGTGGCAGATCCGGAGAGCCTGGACAACGTCGAGATGTACACCCTATCCGTGAATGTTGCGGCCAAGCGGGGATGTGTTGACCAAGAAATCGCAAAGGCGTTGGCGGACGGCTGCATTTCCGAGACCGAAGCCGAACACATCCTAAATGCCCACAACCTGCACATGGCAGCACGTCACGCCGAAGTGCTGGCAGCCATCGACCTGTACCGCAACAAATCAGGGGTTACTCAATGAACCATCTGCCTGCGGTACTTGAATACCAGGACGTGCTAAAAGCCGCTGCGCTCGCATTTCTGGAGCGCCACCAATGCGAACACCTGGGCGACGATCAGCAGCTGTTTGACCGTGCAGTTCAGCACTTGGTGACCGACTACGACGTCTTGACGACCACCGCAGAAAAGCTTGTGCACTTGGCTTGCAGCGATATGTCAGCGATCCGCGATCGGCAGCGACTGGACATGATCAGCAGCACATCGACGCACACAGTCATCATCGATCCAGCCACCGGTAACGCTTGGGCTGTTCCTGTCAGCCTGATCTACGAACGCATTCTCAACGCACCGGACAACGGTCGTTTCCGAATAGCCGCACCGTAATACCCACCCACTGAATTGCCCGTCCCGCCGCTGTGGGTTTGGGTGAGCTGCGCCCGGAATAGAGGTTTGACGATGGAAAACGCCATGAACATCAACGCAAAACTGACACCAGGTCAGGCCCAAGCGCTCTTGGCCAACCTGCGCGAGCAATACCGTCTCAGCCTCAATGACCTCTGGTACGCAGATCAGTACCGCATGATTCCCGATGGCTTGCGTCACGGATCAATTCTCGCCAATAGCCCGGTGATGGCTGCTCAAAAGCACCTGATCGGCGCCCTAACCCAAAGCCTCGGCCTTAGCCTCAAGGCAGTGAAGTAATCATGAGAGACGATCTGCGTCACGACGTTCTGCAGCGCATCGAGTCCGAATTCGGCCTCAAACACCGTGCGCCCACCAACTACATGCGTGGGGGAACTTGTCCCAAGTGCAACAAAAAAGAGCTGTACACCCGTTTCGACAGTCCGTGGCAGCTGATTTGTGGCCGGCAGGAAAAGTGCGGCCACACGGTGCATGTGAAAGAGATCTACGACGACCTCTTTGAAGACTGGAGCAAGCGCGTTCCAGCTACTGAGAACGCCCCAACGGCGACTGCCCGTGCCTACCTTGAGTTTGCCCGCGGCTTCGATATTTCATTGATCGGCGGTTGGTTCACACAGGAAACGTACTACTCGGCCCAGCACGACGCTGGCAGCGCGACGGTACGCTTCGCCCTGGAGAAAGGCGGCTATTGGGAACGCCTGATCGACAGGCCTTCGCGCTTCGGCAAGATGAAAGCCCGCTTCAAGCCGGGTGAGTCCTACAAGGGCGTGTGGTGGTGCCCGCCGTGCGTCGACGTGCTCGAGGCGAAAGAGATCTGGATTGTCGAGGGGATTTTTGACGCACTAGCCTTGGTGCATCACAACATCGCCGCCGTGTCGGCAATGTCCTCAAACGCCTTCCCGGCCGACTCTTTGAACTCGCTGGTAGCTGCTCGCCCGGGCAACCTGCCGAAGTTGGTTTGGGCACTGGATAACGAACTTGGTGCACACGCTTACACCAAACGATGGGTCCGTTTGGCCCGTGAACTGGGCTTCACCTGCGAAGCAGCCCAGATCCCCCAGCGGGATAACAGAAAGGTCGACTGGAACGATCTGCACCAGCGTTGGCAATTCCTGGACGAAGGCGAGAAGCGTGATGCTCAGGTCGACAAAGACATCACCACCGCCCGGCATCACGGCGCCCTGCTGATCGCTGAGAACGCCACCGAGAAAGCGCTGGTGATGTTCGATTGGAAACGCCGAAGCGAATTCCACTTGGAGTTCGGCAATCGCCTGTACTGGTTCAAGCTCGATCTTGAGAAGTACAACAAGGCAATCCAGGAGCTCGAGGACAGCGACCACCACGATGACCAGCAGCTGAACAACAAACAGATGCGTTCCAAGGCCATGCAGCAGTGCGGCGCGCTGCAGCGCATCGCGACCTGTAACCCGAAGGCCCTGTACTACCAGGAAAACAAACTCACCGACGAGTCCTGGTACTACTTCCGGATCACGTTCGCCCACGATGCTGCGCCGATCAAAAACACCTTCACCAGCTCGCAGATCGCCTCGTCTGCAGAGTTCAAGAAGCGGCTGCTCGGCATTGCCCCTGGCGGGATGTTCACAGGTACTACCCAGCAGCTGGACGCCTTCATTGAGGAGCAAACCGACGCTCTCAAAACAGTGCAGACCATTGACTTCACCGGTTACACCCGTGAGCACAGCGCCTACGTCTACGGCGACGTGGCGGTGCGGGATGGGAAAGTGTTCAAGCTGAACGAGGAGGATTTCTTCGACATGGACCGGCTGAGCATCAAGACCCTCAGCCAGTCGGTGATCCTCAACCTGAACACGGACCTGGAGAAGTTCGACACCGAGTGGCTGGACATCATCTGGCAATGCTTCGGTGCCAAGGGTCTAGTCGCGCTCGCCTTCTGGTTCGGCTCGCTGTTCGCCGAGCAGATCCGGCAGCACCAGAAAAGCTACCCCTTCATGGAAATCATCGGTGAGCCAGGCGCCGGTAAGTCCACGCTGATCGAGTTCCTATGGAAGCTTTGCGGTCGTATCGACTACGAGGGTTTCGACCCAACCAAGGGCACCCCAGTTGCTCGAGCACGGAACTTCGCCCAGGTCGGCAACCTTCCGGTGGTGTTGATCGAATCGGAGCGGGAAAAGACCGATGGCAGCCAAACCAAACAGTACGACTGGGACGAACTGAAAACCGCCTACAACGGACGCAGCGTCCGCTCTACCGGTGTGAAGAACAACGGCAACGACACCCGCGAGCCGCCTTTCCGTGGCGCTGTGGTCATCGGCCAGAACCACGCGGTGAACGCTTCCGAACCCATTCTGCAACGTCTGGTGCACATCGCCATGACGAAGGACGGGCAAACGCCGCAAACCAAATTGCAGGTGGAAAAGCTCGAGCGGATGCCGGTCGACCGCGTCAGCGGCTTCCTGGTCAAGTCCACCATGATGGAATGCAAGGTGATGGAGACCGTCCGCGAAAAGGGGCCCAAATACGAACAGCAGCTGCTGGCCTTGCCCGAGATCCGCACCGTCCGGATCGCGAAGAATCACGCCCAGCTGCACGCCCTAGTCGATGCCCTGGTGCACGTTGTCCCACTGAAAAAGCACCAGGTGGACGCGGCCCACGCCGAGATCCAGAGCATGGCCAAGGAGCGCCAGCTGGCGATCAACGCTGATCACCCGATCGTCGTCGAGTTCTGGGAGCTGTACGAGTACTTGAACAGCACTGCCGGTGGGCTCAACCACTCCCGAAATGACGGCCTGATCGCGGTGAACCTCAACGACTTCGCCAAGGAAGCCGCCGAGAAACGCCAGAAAGTCCCGGACCTGACTGAGCTCAAGCGCCACCTGAAAACAAGCAAGTGCCCCAAGTTCGTCGAGACCAACAGGAACGTCTGCTCGGCATGGGATACCGATGCCGCCGACAAACCGAAAACCGTGCGGTGCTGGATTTTCCAGGCTGCTTGATTACCACCAAGGGAGGAATCGCAGATGCAAGTTCAAGTGTTCATAGGAAACGCCGGTGACGGCAAAACCAGCAAGTTGCAGGAGATCCAAGACCGGCTGATCTCGGCTGGACAAAACACTCCGATCATTCAAGCCGGGGCATATGGCGAAGACGGGCTACTGCAGATTTTGGAAGTTCGAGCTGCAGGTGGCCAGCGAGAGATCCTGGTGGACGGCTGCAGCCGCTTGCAGGTTCTGAAGGTTTTGGAGTGGCGGTCATGCGCTGAGGATGACCCGAATTTTGACGACCTGGTTATCCACCTGGCACGCCAGAACTAACCGGATTTGAAGAGCGGTGTCGAGGAGTTGGCCCTCCCCGACACCAGCCACCACTGAGGAGCAACACCATGCGAGCACAGCACCAAAGCAGCAGCGAATCGAAGGCTAACACACTGACTATCGACGTCGCCCCAACGGCTCGCCATTTGATGGCAATCCGAATCGTTGGAACAGCGTTATTCGATTACCAGGTGAGCAAAACCCCCAATGCGCGGATCCGCCTCGAATGCCTCGCAACCATGGCTCAACAGCTCGGCGACATCAGCGCAACCGAGGCTGCAGTTGTGGCCCGGCTGCTGGCTAAACCAATCTCCATCGAAGGAGCAACACTATGAAAACGCTGTTCGTTCTAATGGCCCAGTACAACGGCCAAGTCGTTATTCCTTTGGAAAGAGTCTGCAAGGACTACTTCACCCATCTCACCACGGACATGTTCCAACGTAAGGTAGGTGCCGGACAAATAAAAATCCCCATCACGCGCATGGAGCCAAGCCAAAAGAGCGCGAAGGGTGTTCACATTTCGGATCTGTCTGAATATCTTGATGCGCAGCGCGCTGCGGCTGTTAAAGAGAGCAATCAGTTAAACAGTGCACCACGCAGTAGCTGATTTACTTCAACGTCTTGGCGCCCAGCTTCACGGGCGCCTGTACGATTGTCTCGAACCACTTCCACTTCACATACACATCACCTCGACCGCGCAGATGAGTGTAACGCCGCATTGAGTTCCAATCCCGATGCCCCGAGACGCTGGCCACCCTAGGAATGTCCCAGTCCATTTCGAAAAGCCGGCTCACGCCATCGTGACGCAGATCATGAAAGTGCAGATCCTCGATCCCCAATAGCCGACAAGCCCTAGTCCACGAAGTGGATACAGACTCTGCGCTGTACGGGAAAATCTCGGGTAACACCTTGGGCATGGTTTGGAGAATGGCCAATGCTTCTGGTGGTAGATGGCACCAGACATCATTGCCGATTTTCTGGCCTGGGTTTTTCATGTCTCGTACCAACACTCGACAACCGGGCTCGTCCAGATCAGACCATTGGATCCGGGTAATCTCTTCCTGGCGCCGAGTTGAAAACAATGCAAACCCAGTCATCTTGAGCATGTTGATCGATGTTGGACGGCGGGCCTGAATACCTTGAAAGTGCTTAAGCAGCTCGTCGAGCTCACCCAATGTCGGGCGTCGGTCGCGCTCGCGGCTTTTCATGTTGTATCCCAGCTTCTTCAACACCCGTCGGGCATCCGTCATTGCGTGTGGATCGACCTCATAGCCCCAAGCAGGTCGAGCGATCGAAAGGACCGCGCCAAGATGTGCCAGATCATTACCAGCCGTTTGAGGCTGTACATTCCCGCCCTCCTTGCCCATTCGCCATAGCGCGTACTCCACCAACTGCTGACTGTTGATATCCTGGTCATTCAATTTGCTTAGATACGATTCACCGATCGCTTTGAGCGTGGCGAGCTTGGTCTTTCCCAAAGGCCGGACCTTCTCCATCTCAAGCAGATACCGGTCAATCATCTCCTTGACCGTTGTGCCTTTGCGATTTGCCCGCTCGATCGCGCCTGGCTGATCCAATTCTGTTTCGCGTTTCCGAGCCCATGCCATTGCAGCCTGTTTCCGGGCGAAGGTCTGGCACTCTTGGTAAACTATTGCCCCTTTGTTTTTAAGGCGAATCTGGACGGTGTAACTGACCGATCCGTCGGCCTTTTTTCTTGCTCTAATAGTTGCCATAAGTGCCAGTGGTACAAATGAGAAAGTGAGTGGTACATTTTACCACCGACCTGTCAAAAACGCCTGAAAACGCCCCAGAACCACACAGAACACGCAGAGAAAAATGCTAATTAAAACAGCCACAAACGCCCAACACACAAGCTCTGCGCTGTCCCGGAGGTTTTCCGTTGCGCCCATGATGGACTGGACCGACCGCCACTGCCGCTTCTTCCTGCGCCTGCTGTCCAAACACGCCCTCCTCTACACCGAAATGGTCACCACCGGCGCGCTGCTCAACGGCGATCACGAGCGCTTCCTGCGGCACAACGAAGCCGAG